GCAGCGACAGCATTGAAGACCTGCCGTTCCCCGTGGGCACAGTCCTGAACCGTGAACAGATCGAAGTGCTTAAGTCCTACAACAAGCACGATGTGGCGCAGACCAAGGCGTTCTATCACCACACGCTTGACATGATTCACTTCCGTGAAGAACTGACGCGCAAGTACGCCCGGGACTTCATGAACCACAACGACACCAAGATCGGCAAAGATTACTTCACCATGAAGCTGGAAGAAGCCGGTGTCGCCTGCTATGACTTTGGCCCCAAGGGCCGCACCCCTCGGCAGACCAAGCGCCCGGTGATCCATCTCAAGGACGCCATCCTGCCGTGGATCAACTTCGAGCATCCTGAATTTAACCGGGTGATGAACTGGCTCAAGGCTCAGACCATCACCGAAACCAAGGGGGTCTTCACGGACCTCACAGCAACAGTCAATGGATTCACTTTTGTCTTTGGCCTTGGAGGAATCCACGGCTCCGTCGAGTCTGAAGTCATCGAGTCTGACGGTGAGTACGTCATCGTGGACTTGGATGTCACTTCATACTATCCAAACTTGGCAATCACGAATGGGTTTCACCCGGCCCATCTCGGAAAAGAGTTTGTCAGCATCTACAAGCACCTGTTCGAGCAGCGCAAGCAGTACCCCAAGAAGTCCGCAGAAAGCGCGATGCTCAAACTCGCGCTGAACGGCGTCTACGGTGACAGCAACAACCAGTTCTCGATCTTCTACGACCCGCTGTTCACCATGAGCATCACGCTCAACGGTCAACTGCTGCTGTGCCTGCTGGCCGAGGGGTTGATGCACATCCCCGGTCTGCGCCTGATTCAAGTGAACACTGACGGCCTGACTGTGCGTGTGCCCCGGGCCAATAAGATGCTGGTCGATCTGGCCCGCGCTGCGTGGCAATCGCGCACCGGGTTGAACCTTGAGGAAGCCGTGTACAAGGCCATGATGATCCGCGATGTCAACTCGTACATCGGCGTGTTTGAGGACGGCAGCACCAAGCGCAAAGGTGCCTATGAGTACAAGGTCGGCTGGCACCAGAATGCCGGTGGACTGGTGGTGCCCAAGGTGGCCGAGAAGGTGCTGGTTGAGGGTGCGCCGATCCGCGAGACAGTCGAGCAGTGGCCCGACATCATGGACTTCATGCTGCGCACCAAGGTGCCCCGCAGCAGCCACCTCGCCATCGAGTGGGACAACCAGCAGCCGCAAAAGATTCAGAACATCACGCGCTACTACATCTCTGAAGGTGGTGGCCGTTTGTTCAAGTACATGCCGCCCCTCAAGGGCAAGACCGAGTGGCGCAAGATTGGCGTTGAGTCGGGCTGGGGTGTGCAGGTCTGTAACGACATCAATGACGCTGGCAAGTCGCCAGTGGATTTCGATTACTACGTCAGAGAAGTGGAGAAGCTATGTCTGGGTCTAGCGTGACTGAAGTAACAACCGAAGAACTTGAGGAGTGGAACAGAATGACAGCATTGAGCAAACAAGTGGCCGGTAACCACTACAAAGACCAACCGATTCAACCAGTCGAATACATCCACGCCAACGCGATTGGGTACTTTGAGGGCAACGTGATCAAGTACGTTTCCCGCTGGCGCAAGAAGAACGGCATCGCCGATCTTGAGAAGGCCAAGCACTACATTGAGTTGCTGATCGAACTGGAGACACGCAATGCTGGAAAAACAGATTGAAGCCAAGGTCTGCGACTACGCCAAGTCCAAGGGTGTGCTGGCGTACAAGTTCACCAGCCCCGCCCGTGCCGCTGTGCCTGATCGTCTGTTCATCGGACCCGATGGGCGCATGTGGTTCTGCGAGTTCAAGCGCGAGGGTCAAGTGCCCACGCCAGCACAGTACCGAGAGCACGAAAGGCTCCGGCAACAGATGGTCAACGTTTTCGTGATTGACAACGTGGCCGAGGGTAAGTTGATGGTTGACGTGATGGTGATGGGATGCTGACACCTGACCTGCTCCACGACTACCAAAAGAAGGCAGTCAACTTCCAGTCCACGCATCCCAACTCGATGCTGTGGTTGGACATGGGACTGGGTAAGACCGTGATCACACTGACCACGCTGGCCCACCTGATCCGCACCAGCTTCCTGCGCGGTGTGATCATCGTGGCCCCTATCCGGGTCATCCGACTCGTGTGGCGTCAAGAGGCTGCGAAGTGGGAACACACCAAGCACCTCAAGTTCAGCATGGTGGCGGGCACCAAGGACCAGCGCACCCGCGCTCTCCTGCGCCCCGCTGACGTGTACATGATCAACTACGAGAACCTTGGCTGGCTGGCCGAAACGCTGCAAACTTACTTTGTCAAGAAAGACCGCCCGATGCCGTTCAACGGGATCATCTGGGACGAGATCAGCAAGATGAAGAACAGCGCCACGAACCGGGTCAAGGCGTTTCGCAAGATCGCGGACCAGTTCGAGTGGACCACGGGCCTGACCGGCACCCCTGCCAGCAACGGCTACAAAGACCTGCACGGTCAGTTCCTCGTGGTGGACAAAGGTGAGCGTCTGGGCACCAGCAAGACAGCGTTTCGCACCCGGTTCTACAAGAAGGCCGGACCCTACAAAGAGGTGCCCTATGAGGACACCGAGGACACCATCAAGAAGCTGATCGGTGACATCACGCTGGAGATGTCAGCCGAGGACTACAACCCGCTGCCCGACCTGATTGTCAACAACATCGAGATTGAGATGCCTGACGAGTTGCGGGCCAAGTACGACAGGCTGGAAAAAGAGTTCTTCATGGTGCTGGACAGCGGCAAGGAAGTTGAGGCGTTTAACCAAGCGGCTCTGACAAACAAGTGCTTGCAGTTCTCCAACGGGGCCATGTACCCGATTGCCGGGATGCCCCTGTGGGAGCCAGTGCATGACATGAAGCTGGACGCGCTGGAGGACATCATCGACGAGGCTCAAGGGTCGCCCATTTTGTGCGCCTACGCCTACCGGTCCGATGCCCAGAGGATCATGGAGAAGTTCAAAGACCTGCGGCCCATCAACCTAACCGAGTGCAAAACCGAGGCATCACTGACCAACGCCATGCACCGCTGGAAGACTGGCGATTGCCAACTCATGATCGGCCACCCAGCCAGCATGGGCCACGGCATTGACGGCTTGCAGAAGAACGGCCACATCCTCGTGTGGTATGGCCTCAACTGGTCGCTGGACCTGTACGAGCAGTTCAACGCCCGTGTGCGCCGTCAGGGTCAAGGGGCACCAGTGATGTGCCACCGCATCCTGATGCAAGACACACTGGACCAAGCACAAGCACTGGCCCTCGATGAGAAGGCCACAACCCAAGCTGGGCTGCGCAACGCAGTCAAACAATACCGTCAATCCAAAGGAGTATGAACATGAGCACTGAAGCAATTGAACTCTGGCACAAACGTGCCCGCCCTGAACCCACCGCTGCCGACTTCAACGTGCAGCTTGGGTGCCACTTCGAGGAGATTCAAGAGATGGCCTGCACCCTTGAGGGTGTCGATGTCATCATGATCAAGCTACTTGACGAGCTTGATTCAGTCACTTCGCAGATTTCAAGCCGATTGAAAAAAGGACTCAGTGCTGTCGAAATTATCGACCGCAAAGAATTCCTCGATGGTGTTGCCGATCAGGTGGTCACCGGCATCGGTGCGGCTTACTGCGCAGGCATGAAAGCAGCCGATGCGTGTGATCGTGTGAACACCAGCAACTGGTCCAAGTTTGACCACAACGGCCAGCCAATTCGTGACGCCAACGGCAAAATCAAAAAAGGCCCAAATTATCAGCCGCCAGTGCTTGACGGCCTCTACTAAAAGTGTGATACACTTGTGTCACATCAACCACTGGAGTAACTGTAATGATCAACGAACTTGTCAACTGGGTGAAGAACGCATACACCACACCAAGCGCCGAAGCACTGGCACTGCGCGAGTTGGAGGACAGCAAGCGCAGGCTGCTGGAGGCTCAGACAGCGCGTGAATACGCTGACTCGATGTGCAAGTACCGTGAGGCGCAGATCAAGCGCCTGACGACCTATCTGCACAAGGCCACTGAGGAGCAGTCATGACGTGGCCCTTCCCTCCTCCCGGTGGCCCTGTGCCGTGGACTCCACAGCAGGAGTCCGA